CTGTTCTTGTTGTTTCATCAAGTACTGCAACCGCAAACGCGTCAATACGAAATCTAAATCTGATAAACAATACTACCGGAACTGCAACACAAAGTCTCGGTGTTGGTATTGAATTTGAATCAGAAACAAGTACAACAGAAAACACAACGGTTGGTTTCCTTGATTATGTATGGACAGATCATACAAATGGAAGTGAATGGGGACAAACTGAAATAGTCCTGAAAGATACAGGAACTTCTGTTCGTTCTCATATGTTTGCACCAGGTGTTATTGGTGCTTTCAATGGTGGACTTGTAGCAGCAACACCACAACTTGGTGATTTTACAGGTGCTTATCCAGAATATAGAGTATATGCATCGGGTAGTACAACAAATGGAACACAAACATCACTTCAATTCAATGTTTGGAATAATCCAACTGGATTGGCTGTTCCAAACGATACAACTTGGATGTTTAGTTCATATATAGTCGCAAGAAGAACGGATGCTGATAATGAAAGTGCTGCATGGTGGTTACGTGGTGCAATAGATAACAATGCAGGTAATGTTGCTCTTGTTGGGGATGTAAATGAATTTGTTTTAAGAGATGATATTGATTGGCAAGCAACAATAGTGGCTCTCGGAGGTAGAATGTCAATACGAGTAACTGGTAAGGTATCGGAAACAATCTCATGGAATGCGGTAACACATATTGTTCAAGTTAGTGGATAAGGAGTAAGTAATGTCAAATTGGTCACAAGATCTTCGCGGAGTAAAAAATCTTTCAGAAGTAAGTGCGAGTGCTACTATTAACGCCTCCACTTTAACATTAAATTTAACTGGATCTGGTGTTTTTTTTGTAACATTAAACTCTGCAATAACAACATTTACAATATCAAACCCACCAGCTGGCTCATCTGCTTTGACTCTTATATTCACTGCAGACGGAACACCTCGTTCAGTAACATGGGGAACTGCCGTAACTTGGTCTGGTGGGACTGCACCAACTCTTACATCTACAAGTGGTAAAAGAGATGTATTCTCATTCTTAACATTAAATGGTGGAACAAACTGGTTAGGATTTACAGGTGGACAAAATTATTGAGGTAATGAGTTATGCCGTTTATTAAAAATGTAACCATATTTGCAAGGAAAGGTGGAGGTGGAATAGACACTACTATACGACCACTCATATCAACGTCATATGACCATAATATGGTAATAAAAACAACGGGAAGATTGTTTGGTTGGGGTGGTAATGGATTTAGAGAAATAGGCAATAACACATCTACCAATCCAATAATGACACCTGTTTCAATAGCTGGTGCAGTAAAAACATTTTGTAAAATTACAACTGGCTATGGATATACAGTATCAATAACAAATAGAGGGCGAGTGTGGGCATGGGGTGATAATAGCAATGGTCAATTGGGGGATAATTCTACTACACAAAGAGTTACACCAGTTTCTGTTCTAGGTGCAGTCAAAACATTCTGTGAAATATCATCTGGTCCCGCGGGACAACACGTAATTGCAATAGATAAAAACGGGAGAGTTTGGGCATGGGGTAATAATAACAATGGTAGACTCGGTGACAACTCCGTAACATCAAGAAGAACACCAGTATCAGTTGCTGGTGCAATAAAAACATTTTGTAAAATTGCCGCATCCAATAATCACTCAGTTGCAATAGATAAAAACGGGAGAGTTTGGGCATGGGGTGCAAATTTTAATGGTCAAATTGGTGACAATACTATTGTATCTAAAAACACACCCGTTTCAATTCTTGGCGGGGTCAAAACATTTTGTCAGATTTATGCAGGTCAAATACACGTAATTGCAATAGATAAAAATGGTAGATTATGGTCGTGGGGTGATAATACAAACGCGCAACTTGGTGATAATTCGATTACAGCTAGGAGAACACCTGTTTCAGTTCTTGGTACAGCCAAAACATTCTGTCAAATTTCTGCTGGAGTTGCTCATAGTGTGGGAATAGATAGAAATGGAAAAATTTGGTGTTGGGGTACTAACAATAATGGACAACTAGGTGATGGTACACAAGTATCTAAAAGAACACCCGTTTCTATATATGGAACAAAAACATTTTGTAGAATATCAGCTGGACTCAACCACACAATAGCCGTAGATTCTAGTGGAAATGTTTGGTCATGGGGAGAAAATATCAGTGGTGTACTGGGAAATAACGCATCTTTATCTAAAAGAACACCCGTTTCAATTCTTGGTGCAGTAAAGACATTCTGTGAAATAAACGGTGGAACCACTGCTGTATCGGTGGATAAAAATGGAAGATTGTGGTCATGGGGTGATAATGGAACGAATGTTCTTGGTATTAATTCCGGAGGAAACAGATATACCCCAGTTTCAGTTTTAGGTGCAACAAAAACATTTTGTAAAGTTGCAGTCGGACAAAATAATGCATCAGGACTAACATATAATGGCAAAATATGGGCATGGGGATTTGGATTCTTTGGGACTAATGGCGATAACGGTGGTACTAACAGATCAACCCCTGTTGCAGTTGGTGGTGCCACAAATAATACATATTGTCATGTTGCGATGTCTGGCCATGGTATGGGCATTACTACAACCGGTAGAGTTTGGTGTTGGGGAAACAATCAATATGGGCAGGTTGGAGTCTTAACCTCAGTTGTTGGCACGCGAGTTTTTACACCAATGGCAATTATTGGAACTATAAAAACATTTTGTAAAATTGCGGCCGGGGGCAACCACTCAGTTGCAATAGATCGGTATGGAAAAGTTTGGTGTTGGGGATATAATGGACTTGGAAATTTGGGCAATAATTCAACAATTGACAGCTGTTCCCCCGTATCTGTTGTAGAAACTACGGCAAAAACATTTTGTAAAATTGCTGGGGGTAGTAATCACACATTGGCAATAGATAAAAATGGCAGAGCTTGGGGTTGGGGCATTAATAGTAATGGTATGCTTGGTAATAACTCCACTATAAATCAATGTACACCCGTATCTGTTTGTGGTACTGTAAAAACATTCTGTGAAATTGCAGCAGGGTCTCAGTATTCTTTGGCCATAGATAAAAATGGAAAAATGTGGGGTTGGGGTTCAAACAGCTTTGGTCAAATTGGTGATAATTCAGTATCACAATTTAATACTCCGGTTTCAATTTACGGAACAAAAACCTTTTGTAAAGTTGGAATAAATGATGCATCAAGCACATCTTATGCAATAGACAAAAATGGAAGAACATGGACTTGGGGTTCGAACGATAAAGGTGTACTTGCAATCAATGAAGGTATTGCCACAACACCAATTCGTGTTTGTACCTTATAAAATAATTTCGTATATTCAATAATAATGTTTCATCAAATAAACAAAATAGGTTATGAAAACAAAAGATACACTTGTCCTAACGATTTCAATCGGAGACTATTACAATGAAGTTGCAAAACTAACAACACCATCAATTCAGGCATATGCTAAAAAGATTGGTGCTGACTATTTGAACATCAATGAGTTCAATCCACACTATATTACACAAAAGTGGAATAAGTTTCATATTCATGAACTACTAAACAAATATAAACGTATTCTTTACTTGGATATTGATATTCTTGTTCGTGAAGATACACCAAACTTATTTGAAATTGTTCCTGAAAACAAACTTGGTATGTTCAATGAAGGAAGATATACTCCAAGATTTGAGTTTCTTGAGCAAGCATCAGAATACTATGGAGAACCACTAAAAACTTGGAATGGTAAATTCTACAATTCAGGTGTAATGGTTATCTCTCGTATTCACAAGAATATCTTCAAACTTCCAAAGGGACAGGATTTTGTAGAAACAGACCAACCTTACATCAATCTTCGTATTCTAAACGATAAAGTTGAAATGTTTGATTTGGATTACAAGTTCAATCGAATGGATATACTTGATAGATTCTGTGGTATAAATCGTCTTGATTCTTATATTGTTCATTATGCCGGTGCACCACAAGACATCCAAATGGACGTTATGAGAAAAGACATCGAACAATGGAAAATGGATAAACCGAATTATAAGTACGAACGAAACATTCTCATTTCAGTTACAGCTGGAATGGGTGATCAACTTTGTGCAGAACCTGCAATTAGATATACACAAAAACTTTACCCAGATGCAAATGTGTTTGTAGTCTCACATTTTCCACGTCTTTTCGAACAC